CGGCCGGAGCAGTCCGGGGAAATACTAGTGGGGGTGTTTGAAATTCAGGGCTAACGAAGCTAATGGGCGACCCTAACGAGGCTAATGCGCCGCGGGCGGTGATGCTGAGCGTCGGGGAAATCGCGGCCCGGGACGGCGTGAGCGCTCCGACGGTCTCAAACCACGTCAAGCGGCTCGTCGAAAAGCATGGGCTGAGGGTCGAGCGGGATGCGCTGGGCCGGGTGAAGGCGGTAAACGTCGCCGAATATGACCATCTGCGCGGCCGGTTCAGCGATCCGTCGAAGTCGCAGGCGCCGGACCCCCGGCCGGCGACCGACCGCGAGAGTTACGACGCGGCGCTGACGCAGAAAACCCAGTACGAAGCCGAGCGCAAGCGCATCGAGCTCGCCCAGCTGAAGGGCGAGCTGATCCCGACTTCGGAAGTGATCCACGGTTACGGGGCCGCTGCGGCAACAATCCGCGACGTCCTCGAGCGGATCGACGACGCCGCCGATGAAATGGCGGTCGCCGTCGGCAAGGACGGCGTGCGGGGCGCGGAAATGGCGTTGAAGCGGCTCAAGCTGTCAATTGGCGAATCGATCGCCGACGCGTTGATCGCCCGGGCGCGCGATCTCCATGCCGGCATCGCCGAGACGGCGAGCGTCTCGGCGTGAGCGGCGCGACGATGGTCCTCGAGGGGATCGGCCAGGGCGTTCGCCCGCGGGCGCCGGTGCGCCTAAGCGATTGGGTCGAGGCCAATGTGGTGCTGATCGACGGGCCGCGCGCCGGCAAGCCGTGGCATCGCGATGGCGCGCCCTATCTGGTCGAGATCCTCGACTGTCTGAGTGAGGATCATCCGTCGAACCTGGTGTCAGTTCGTAAATCGCAGCAGACCGGCGCGTCGATCGCGGCGCTTGCCTGGATGCTCTACATCGCCGATCGCGAGCCGGCCAACACGCTGTACGCCGCGCCCAACCTCGCGGCGCTGAAGAAACTCAACAGCGGCAAGTTGCAGCCGCTGACCGACGCCTGGCATCGCAAGATCAACCGCGTGGTGATCGAACCGATGACGTCGCGCTCCGGCAAGGGCTCGACGATCTACGAAAAGGTGCTGCCGGGCGACAAGAGGCTCTGGCTCGCCAACGCGAATTCCGAGACCGACCTTTCGTCGGTGACGGTGCAGAAGGGCGTCAAGGACGAGTTGTCGAAGTGGGAAGATATTCCCGGCTACGGCGACCCGGAAGAGCTCTACTGGGGCCGCTTCACGTCGTTCCGGCGACGTCGGACCTGGAAAATCCTCGAAATCTCGACGCCGGAGACCGACACCGGCGATGTCGACGGCAAAGGCGACGGCCACTGCCGCATCGATCGTAGTTTCAAGGCGTCCGACAGGCGTTTCTGGCACTGTCGGTGCCCGCAGTGCCGAGATTGGTTCGTCCACGACATCAAATATCTGGTCGTTGACGCCGACGATCCTGCGAAGACCGTCTACGGTTGCCATTCCTGCGGCTATCCGATCAGTGACGCCGAGCGGCTGCCGATGATCCGCGCCGGCGAGTGGCGCACTACGAAACCCGGACCTGGGCGCCACCCCGGCTTCCATATCGATGCTTTCATCTCGCCGATGATGTCCTATGAGGAGATCGGCAAGGACTGGCTGAAATCGCAACGCGGCGGCGAACTGGCGAAGAAAGCCTTCGCCAACCTCGTGCTCGGCCTTCCCCACGCCTATTCGAACAACGCGCCCGACCACGTCCGGTTGATGGAGCGCACCGAGGACGGCGCAGCGCGCGGCAGAATTCCGCCACGCAGCGTCATCCTGGTCGCGGCCGCCGACGTGCAGATGCGCGGCATCTGGGTGCACGTCACCGCCTTCGCGCCGAACCGCGAAAGCTGGGTGGTCGAGGCGGAATATCTCGAAGGCTCGACCGAGTCGCCCGACGGCGAAGTGTTCGAGAAGCTGCGCGACCGGATCCTCAACAAGAAATGGCCGGATGCGTTCGGCCGGACTCGCGAGGTCGACGCGCTCGGCATCGACGCCAAATATCGCAGCCACGTTGTCTACACCTGGGTGCACGATCACCAGCGCGCTCACCCGATGAGCGGCAAGAACGTCATTTTCGCGCTCAACGGCCGCGAAGGTTGGGGCCGCCCGGCGCTCGGCGCGCCGACGGTGGTCGACATCAACCTCGAAGGCCGCAAGATTCCGAAGGGAACGCAGGTCTGGCAGGTAGGCGCGTGGCCGCTGAAAGCCGCGTTCTACACCGATCTCGCCAAGACGGGCCTGAAGGGCGGCGCTGAACGCGACCCTGATGGCTATTGCCACTTCGGAACCTGGCTCGACGAACCCTACTTCAAACAGATCACCGCCGAGGAGATGGTCCCCGAAACTTACAAGGGACGAACCCGCCAGGTCTGGAAAGTCGGCAACAACAGGGACAATCACTGGCTCGATTGCCGGGTCTACGAAATGGCGATGGCCGATTATCTCGGCCTGTCGTCGTGGACCGACGAAGAAATCGCCGCGCTGGTCAGATTGCGCTGCGCGCCCGAAGACGACACGCCGCCGCTGCTGAAGCCGCCCGCGCCCGCGCCGGCCGCCGCGCCGGCGGCCAAACCCGAATCCGCCTCGGAGCGCCTCTCGCGCTTCGAGCGGCTCGCCGAACTCAATGCAGGGCTGTTCCGATGAGCGAACTTTCGCCTGCCATTCTTCAGGCCATGCTCGACCAGGCGCGCACCGCGCGGTTTCGGCTCGTCACGGGCCGATTGCCGATCGAGGTCGAGGCGGATGGGCGCCGGTCTCGGTTTGCGCGCATGACGCTCGACGACGTCGAAGCGGAGATCAGCCGGCTCGAGAACGCGGTCGCCGGTCGCACGCCGCGCAAGGGCGCGATCGGGTTCCTGTTCTGATGGGCGCGCTTGCGAAATTCGGCTCCTGGCTGGGCGTCGGGCGTGCGCGCGCCGATCTTGGCGGCGGCGACGGCGACTTCGCGCGCAGCGATTACGAGGCCCCCTATCGCGCCTCGTCGCTCTATTCGCAGGAGCTGGCGAGCTTCCGGCCGCCGTTGCGCTCGGGCGATTTCTCGAATTCGATGCGGCGCGACCTTACGCTGGCGCGCCTGCAGGACATCATCCGCAACGATCCGCACGCCTCCTCGGCGGTCGAGAAGCTGGTCGACCATCTGGTCGGCAAAAACCTGCGCTGGTCGTCGCAGCCCGACTCGGACGTGCTCAAGCTGACGCCGGATGGCCAGCGCGAATACGCCAAGCAGCTCGAGGCCGAGTGGCGGCATTTCGCCACCGACCCGCGCCGCTATGTCGACAAGGCGCGCAAGCTCACCTTCAACGGCCTGGCGCGGCTGTTCGCGCGCACCTTCGTCACCGCCCGCGAGGTCTCCTACCAGATCGCGCTGCACGACGATCCGCGCGCCCGATATCGCACCTGCGTCCTGCCGATCGACCCCGACCGGATCTGCAATCCCTATGGCGAGCGCGATACGATGACGCGCCGGCTCGGCGTCGAGCAGACGCCCGACGGCCAGCCGCTCGGCTACTGGGTGCGCGCCGCGCATATCGGCGATTATTGGGCGGCCGACGAGCAGATGCGCTGGGTCTACGCCGAGCGCGAGACCTGGTGGGGCCGTCCGATGTTCGTGCATGGCTTCGAGCCGCTGCGCGAGGGCGATACGCGCGGCACGTCGCCGTTCCTGACGCTGGTCGCCTCGCTGCGCATGCTTGGCAAGTTCACCGACGCCGAACTCGCCAGCGCGACGATCAACGCGACGTTCGCCGCGACCATCGAATCCGATGAGGAGGCCGAGGAAGTCGCCCAGCGGCTCAAGCCCGCGGCCGAGGTCAAGCTCGGCTGGCAGGCGCAGCTCGGCTCGCGCTTCGAGTTCCTCGAGAAATTTCCGGTGCGTCTGAACGGCTCGCGTGTCCCCGTGTTGCCGCCCGGCGCGACGCTCAAGATGAATGCGAGCCCGCGCCAGACGACCAGTTTTCCGGCGTTCGAGACGGCGTTCCTGCAGACCATCGCTTCGCGGCTCGGCCTCGCCTATGAGCAGCTCAAGGGCGACTGGTCGAAGACCAATTATTCGAGCGCCCGCGCGGCGCTCAACGAAGTCTGGCGCGGCATCGAGCGGCTCAGCGCGCAATTCGTCGAGCAGGTCGTCACGCCGCTGCACCTGGCCTGGGCGGACGAGGCGTTCGAGCGCGGCTTTCTGAAAGCCCCGCCCGGCGCGCCGGAGTTCTGGGACGCGCCGCACGCCTATCTGCGCGGCCGCTGGATCGGTCCGGGCCGCGGCTATGTCGATCCGGTCAAGGAAATGCAGGCCGCCGCGCTGCGCATGGAAGGCCTGACCTCGACGCTGCGCGACGAATGCGCCGAGCAGGGCAAGGATTGGGAAGAGGTTCTCGACCAGATAGCGTTCGAAGAGAAGGCGCTGGCGGAACGTGGCCTCACGCGGCTCAGCCTGGTCGCGGCCGAACAGACCGTCAAAGGGGCTAAGGTCGACAGCGAAGAGGCGGTCGGACCGGCCGGTCCGGGTGGCGAAGACAAACAACCCGCGCAGGCGACCTCGTCGCTCGAGCGCGCGGTGATTTCCCTCAGGCGCGACCTGAGGATTCTCGGCGCTCAGATGAACGATGCGCTCGAGGCGCGCACATCAAGCGCCGACAAGGGCGGCGAAGACAAAGAGGGCTCCCGGTGAACGAACGGCCCGAACTGCGCCGCCTGTCGGCGCGCATTTTCAACACGCCGCTGATGGCGACGCCCGAGGCGGCCGAGGCGGTCGCCAACGTGCTGCTTGCCCGCGAGGGCGGCGTCTCGGCGCTGACGATCAGCGGCTCGCCTGACGATGACGACGACGGCGCTTATGCGGTCGTCGACGGCGTCGCGGTCATCGCGGTGCATGGCGAGCTCGTCAACCGCGGCTCCTGGCTCAATTCGCTGTCGGGCATGACGTCCTACGAGGCGTTGGCCAAGGCGCTGAGCGCGGCGGTCGCCGATCCCAACGTCTCGGCCATCCTGCTCGATATCGATAGCCCGGGCGGCGAGGCGGCCGGCGCGATGGAAACCGCAGCCAAGGTGCGAGCCGCCAACGAGCGCAAGCCTGTCACGGCGTATGTCAACTCGCTGGCGGCCTCGGCGGCCTATGCGCTCGCGGCCGGCGCGGGCGAAATCGTCACGCCGCCCTCGGGATCTCTGGGCTCGATCGGCGTCGTGATGCTGCATCTCGATCGTTCGGGCGCGATGGCCAGCCGCGGCGTCAAGCCGACGCTCATTCACGCCGGCGCTTACAAGGTCGACGGCAATTCGCTAGGCCCGCTGCCTGACGACGTGCGGGGGCGTCTGCAGGCGCAGATCGACGACGTCTACGGCCTGTTCGCCGAGAGCGTCGGCGCGCATCGCCCCAAGCTCGGCGCGGACGGCGCGCGCAAGACCGAAGCCGGCATGTTCATGGGCGCGAAGGCGGTCGAAGCCGGCCTTGCCGATCGCGTCGGCGATCTCGAAGGCGCGATCGCCAGTCTGAAAGCGCGTGGCGCGCGCGCGCAGTTCTTCGCGTCCACCGAACCTCAACCCGAAGCTCAACAACCGGAGGCCGACATGGCTGATGAAACGGCGCTCGCCAGCGCCCGAAACGAAGCGATCGCGGCTGACCGCGCCCGTTCCAAAGCGATCCTGACCCACGCCGCCGCCAAAGGCCGCGAACCGCTCGCCCAGCACCTCGCCTACGAGACCGACATGTCGGCCGAGGCGGCGATCGCCGTGCTCGCGCTCGCGCCGGCCGCCGCGCCCGCGCCGGCGGCTTCGCGTATCGACAGCCTGAGGCCGGCGAAGCTCGAAGCCGAGCCGACGCAGGGAAGCGGCGACACGCAGGCGAGCATCGACGCGAGCTATGCCGCGCTGGTCGCCGATCTCAACAAACAGGCGCGGCGGCACTGAGGCGCGGCGAAGGACGAGGGGCGAATAGCGAGTAGCGCCCCTCTCCGCCCTTCCTCCCCCTATTCGCTAGCCCCCATTCGCTACTCGCGAGGTTCTCCCCATGACCGCCACCGTCTTTACCGAGGCCGTCCACCCGATGGCCCCTCTCATCGAGGCCGTTCACAACCTGTCGATCGACGAGGTCGTGATCGCCGCCAGCCAGACCATCGTGGTCGGCCAGGTGCTCGGCTCGACCGGCCTCACTTCCACCGAGACGATCTCGGGCGCCGCCGCTGCCGGCAATGTCGGCACGACGACCATCGGCTCGCTCAGCACGAGCGCCAGCGCCGTCAACGGCGTCTATAATGTCGTACAGCTCACGGCGGGCGCGACCGGCGAGTTCGAGGTCGGCCGCCCCGACGGCACGATCGACGGCGTCGGCAAGATCGGCACGGCCTACGCGGGCTCGATCAACTTCACCCTGACGACGGGCGGCTCGCCGGCGGTCGGCGATAGCTTCAGCATTACCGTCACGCGCCCCTTCGACGAAGCCGGCGAGCAGTTCGAAGCCTGGAACCCGGCCAACACCGACGGTTCGCAGAGCGCGATCGCGATCGCCATGTATCCGGCGACCA